CTTGAGGACTTAGAAGAACGCGAACTTGAAACCTCACAGGTTCAGATTCGCGGTTAACCTACATTTGGGAGCATGACAAATGGCTGGAATCAATCCTTATTACAGGCGCAAGGTTCGCGTCCAGACTCTCGGCTTTAAAGAGCTTGAGGGTGTGTTGAAGAATGAGGGGACTGTCCGAATCAATCTGACTGACGGCGCGGCCTTCCTGTACGACTCGCTTCAGGACTTTACGCCTTACGCTCTGCCGTCCGGTGTGACCGGCAAGGGCGCGCGGCGTTACAAGGCGTACATCTATCAGGGCGACGATGTCATCTGCGGGTTCCTCGACGTTGAGGGCGCAGGTGAGTCCCTCGGGTCCGAACTGGCGGTGAACGGCGCGTTCGCGTCTGACGCCAACTGGACCAAGGGTACGGGGTGGACCATCGGGACCGGCGTTGCCACGAAGGAGGCCGGTTCTGCCTCTGACCTCGTGTCCGCCGCCGCCATTGCGGGGACCCGTGGACAGCTTTACAAGGTCACCTGTGACATCGCCCTGACGGCGGGGACGCTCGTTGTGAAGGCGGGTTCGCTCGTGCTCGGGACCATCACGCCTGAGAACGACGGGACCGGCCTGACGTTCTACTTCACCAACAACGGAACCAACTTCAGTCCCACCTTCTCGGCGGACGCGCTGTGCGCGGGTACGCTAGACAACGTCGTCATCAAGGCCGTCACGGCGGCCGCCGCCAACGTGAGCGTGAAGCTGTTCGCGGCTCAGGTGGCCGGTTCGCAGAACATCGAGGGCGGTCTGACTTCCGTTCCGACCAACTTCGACTGCTCGGCGGCGGACCTCACCTACAAGATTATCCCGCTGTTTTAAGGGGGTTCTCCTATGAGTATGAATCCCTTTTTCCGGCGCGTGATGCGCGTCAATAAGCTCGGCTACAAAGGGCTGGTCGGCATTGAGACCGAGAAAGGAACTGTCAGTATCAACGTGGCTGACGGGACTGCGGCTCTCACCGATTCCGGTCAGGACTTTACAGCCTATGCTATTCCTTCCGGTGCAACCGGTAAGGGCGCACGCCGCTTTAAGGTCTACATCTATGAAGGGACCGATGTTATCTCGGGCTATCTGGATGTCCTTAATGGTGGCGCAACTTCCATCAAACTGTTCAACGCACAGGCTGGTGGCTCTCAGAACGTCGAGGGTGGCAACGCAAGTATCCCCGCAGGGTTCGATACTGGCGGAACTCTGACGTACAAAATTATCCCCCTGTTCTAACGACTCCTTTTCCAACTCCTTTCCTTTCTGTGAGAGGGGCAGGTGAACCGCACACTTGCCCCTCATCTCATTACTCCATTCGGAGAACTCTATGTCTAAAAATCCCCTGTATCGTTACACGCTGAAGTGCAACTCCATCGGATACGATGAATTACTTGGCGATGGGTTTAACTTGGGAACTGTTGTGCTGTCTGTCGCTGATGGGTACGCCATGCTGTACGATTCGGGGCAGGACTTCTCAAGATTCTCCCTTGCGTCTGGTGTGACAAACAAAGGTTCACGGCGTTATCAGGTCTATGCGTTTGAAGGTTCCGATGTCATCACCGGGTTTCTCGACCTGTGCAGTTCTGGTGAATCGCTAGGTTCTGAGCTTCGTGGGGACGCCTCTGTCTACCCTGAGTTCTACGCCACTTGGTCTTCGGCTGAAGGACGCCTCTCTCTTCATGATTGGTCCGGCGGTCATGGCGTGTTTACCATGAGTTGCACGACAGGAAAACTTTATAAACTGACCTTTAAGGCCGCGCAGGAGTGGGGTATTGGTGGTCGATACTACAATAACTTAACGATAACTTTCGGAAGTCGGTCATGGACGGTTGACCCCTATCAGGCGGCAGGTGAAATCACCTACGAGACAGAATACAATTCGTACACATATTATCTCACAGCGCCGAGTGCTTCTCCCACGCTCGACTTCTATAAGCCTTCTGGATGGCAGGGCCACATTCACGCAATTTGGGACATCAGTTTCAAGGAAGTGGTTGCCGCTCCTATCACGCGCGGAATCAAAGTCTATGACGCGCAGGTTGGCGGTTCGCAGAACTGGTGTGGTGGTCTGTCCAATATTGCGAGCGGGTTCAACTACGAGTCCGCCGCGCTCACTTACAAAATCATCCCCCTGTTTTAAGGAGAATACCAATGTGCATTGGCGGTAGCCCTAAGTCCGTGACTCCCCCGCCCCCGGCCCCTGTCCCGCCCCCGCCCCCGGCTGAGGAAACCCCGAAGGTTATGCAACCGGCGGTCGAGAAGACGGCGGACAAGAAGAAACAGATGCAGGGACGGAGTGCTCTGAAGGTGGACCTTCAGCCTGGCGGCGTCGCATCAGGTCGTTCCGGCCTCATGATTCCAACATAACTACAAAGGCGATAAATGGATACTACCCGAACCAACGGCCCTATCAAGGCTCGGTATGAGAAGCAAGCACTTACCCGCAAGCCCTTCCTTGACAGGGCGCGTGAGTGTTCGCGGTATACCATTCCGACTCTCATTCCGCCTGAGGGGGCAAACGAACACACGAAGTTCAAGACTCCGTATCAGGGCGTCGGCGCACGCGGGGTGAACAACATCGCCGCGAAACTCCTGCTTGCCCTGTTTCCCCCGAACAGTCCGTTCTTCAAGCTCTACATCCCCGATGACAAGGTCAAGGCTGAGATTGAACAAGACCCGCAGACGAAGGACCAGATTGAGCTTGCCCTTTCCAAGATTGAGCAGAAGGGCGCGAAGCATATCGAATCGTCCAACGCCCGGTCCAGCCTGTTCGAAGCCCTGCGTCATCTGGTGGTCGGTGGGAACATCCTGCTGTACTGCCCGAAGGACAAGAAGCTCTCACTTCAAGTCTACAAGCTGGAAAACTATGTGGTCAAGCGTGACCCAGCCGGTAACACCGTTGCTATCATCACGAAGGAAACGACGGTATGGGAACTTCTCCCTGATAAGGTGAAGGAAATTGTCCCGCGTCCGCCTGAGGAAAACGCTGACCCGAACAAGAAGTACGAAAAGAAAATTGACATCTATACGGAAATCGCTTTGGTCGATGACCGTTGGATTGTCAAGCAGGAAATCGAAGGAAAGAACCCCCCTGATTCCTTCGGTCACTATCCGAAAGAGAAGTGTCCGTGGATTCCTCTCCGCTTTGTCAAGGTGGATGGTGAGGACTACGGGCGAGGGTACGTTGAGGAATATCTTGGCGACCTCATCTCTCTTGAGGAACTGATGCGTTCCATCGTGCAAGGCTCGGTTGCCGCCGCGAAGATTCTCTTTATGGTGCGCCCGAACTCTGTGACGAAGAAGAAGACCCTTGAGAACGCAGAGAACGGGGACATTGTCGAAGGCTCGGCTGATGACGTGTCCACGTTACAGGCAAACAAGTTCAACGACTTCAGAGTCGCAAGCGAAACGGCTCAGAAGATTACGGAACGGCTGGCTCATGCGTTCCTGATGAACACCGCGATTCAGCGTCAGGCCGAGCGTGTGACGGCAGAGGAAATCAGGTACATGGCGCAAGAGCTTGAGGATGCCATCGGTGGCATCTATTCGCTTCTCGCGCAGGAACTTCAGCTTCCCTTTATCCGTCTTGTGCTGGACCGCCTGTCGCAACAGGGTGTCCTGCCTACCCTTCCCGCGAACCTCGTTGACATCACCATCGTTACCGGACTTGAAGCCCTCGGGCGCGGTCAGGAGATGGCGAAACTCGACACCTTCTTGAAGCATCTGTCCCCGCTTGGACCTGAGGTTATCGCTCAGTATGTGAACCTCGACAATTATATGACCAGACTCGCCACCTATCTTGGCATGGATTTGACAGGTCTTATAAAGTCCAAAGAGGAAATCGCTGAGGAACAGGCTCGTCAGCAGGATGCGATGCAGAAAGCAGAGATGCAGAAGTTGATGCTCAACAAGGGACCGGATTACATCAAGGCAGGAACTCAGGCGGCACAGGCTTACAACGAAGCCCAACAGCCGCCAACCCAATAAAGATCCATGAGAGGTTTGTATGCCCGAATCGGTAGTTGTTAAAGGCGACCCCACGCCGGACCCTGCTCTCAACCAGCAGGATAATCCCAACAATCAGCAACAGCAGAACAACGCACCCGACCCCAATCGCCCGGCATGGCTTCCTGAGAAGTTCAAGACCCCCGAAGACCTCGTCAAGTCCTATCAGGAACTTGAGCGTGAGTATACGAAGGGCAAGCAAGGCCAGCAGACGCCCCCAGCGAACCAGCAGACCCCGGCAGGTCAACTCAAGATTGACGAGTCTGGTAAAGCAATGGTCGGCAACCTCGACGTGTCCAAGTACAACAACGAGTTCGCTCAGACCGGGCAACTCAGCGAAGCATCGTACAAGGAACTGGAAGGCATGGGTCTTCCGAAGGCGATGGTTGATGCGTATATTGAGGGCCAGAAGTCCCTCGCCAACTCCTTCGTCGCAGACGTTCAGTCGAGCGTCGGTGGAGCGGAAGCCTACACTCAGATTCTAACGTGGGCAAAGACGAACCTCTCCAAAGAGGAAATCACGGCGTTTAACAACGTCTGTGAGAACGGTAACATTCCGCAGGTTAAACTTGCGGTCGCCGGAATCAAAGCCAAGTACGAAGCCGCCAACGGCAAAGACCCGAACCTCACTCGTGGGGATAAGGGCGGCTCCCCGGCTGTCGGTGGATTCCGGTCCTATGCGGAAGTCACTCAGGCAATGAGCGACCCCCGCTATCAGACGGACCCCGCGTACCGTCAGGATGTTATGGATAAACTCCGTACATCCAAACTCTTTTAGGACGTTCTCTTAGAGCGTTCTACACCTAACTGAGTCAAGGTTCAACCAGACTCTTTGCCCTGTCTGCGGACGGGAAAACTCAGAGAATGAAAACCAGAGACTCGGGCAGGACCATTACAACTCCATACCTCAATAATCTCTAAAGGAGATAACAACAATGGCACTTCCCGATTACACCGTTTCAAGGCTTGGCCTCAAGGACGGTAACTCTGATGCCGTAGAGCTTTTCCTTAAAGTCTACGCTGGCGAAGTCCTGACCGCTTACGAGAAGAAGACCATCGTGAAGGGTCGGCATCTTGAGCGGACGATTGCTTCCGGCAAGGCGGCTCAGTTTCCCCTGACGTGGAAAGCGGTCGCTTCTCTGCACACTCCCGGCGCTATGATTGACGGTCAGTCCATCAAGCACTCGGAGAAGGTCATCGACATCGACGGTCTGCTCATCGCTCCCGTGTTCATCGCTTCCATCGACGAGGCTATGAACCACTACGAAGTCCGCTCCATCTACACCAACGAGCAGGGCATCGCCCTCGCGGACCAGTATGACCGCGAAGTTCTGCAATGCCTCATCCTCTCGTCCCGCGACTCCGAGACCTTCACGGGTTCCGGTGCTGGCGGGGCTATCACGGACGCAGACCTCGCCACGGATGCCGACATCCTCGCCGGTGCGCTCATGTCCGCCGGTCAGAAGATGGACGAACTGAATGTCCCCGATGCGCCGCGCTTTGCGGCCTTCAAACCCGCTCTGTACTGGCTTCTGCTTCAGAGCGACCTCGTCATCAACCGCGACTACTCGCAGGGCGGCAACGTCCAGAAGGGTAAGGTGTGGGAACTGGCGGGTATCGAGATTCTGAAGTCGAACAACGTCCCGAGCACCAACATCACCTCGGGCATCACGAAGTATCGTGGTAACTTCACCAAGACGAAGGGTGTTGTGTGGCATCCTCAGGCCGCTGGCACGGTCAAGCTGATGGACCTCGCGCTTGAGTCGGAATATCTCATCACCCATCAAGGGACGCTCATGGTTAACTAAATAGCCACTTCAAGCAGCGATGCTTGTCGATAACCCCCTTAATTCGGTGGAACTCCCACAGGGACAATACCGAGCCAAGCCCCGTAAGGGGAAGGTGTAACGACTATCCGCAAGGAGTAGGCCAGAAGTCTGGTCGAAACAGGGGGTCACTCATGTTTACGAGAACTCCGCTCGGAAGCATGAGTGAAAGATATAGTCTGGTCTGTGCGGTAACGTACAGCAGTCGAAAGACGGGCGTGAAGTAACGACTCACGCTGAACAAAAACGAGCCAAGTACGCCGTGGGTCACGATTCCCTGCGCCCCGAAGGTGCTGTGGAAATCGCCCTGCCCTAGTTGCGTCTAGCCACGCTAACCGGCAGTAACCATTAACCCAACCGAAGGGGGACTTGAAGGAAACTTTGAGTCCCCCTTTTTGTAAAGGAATAAACATGGACATCGCCCTTCTTAGCGAACTCGACGCAGTTAATTTCATGCTGGAAAGCATCGGCTCCATGCCGGTCGCTTCCCTTGACGATTCCGGTGTCGCTGATGTCGCTATCGCTAACTTCATCCTCAAGCAAACTTCCCGTGAAGTTCAGTCGGAAGGATGGTACTTCAACTCAGACACCGATATTGAGTATACACCGGACATTGACGGATACATCACTTTCGGCGCGAACATCCTGCGCGTGACCCCAACCTATCGCGGGTCTTGGGGTTCAGACATTTGTTTGCGCGGTCAGAAGCTCTATG